CCACAATGCTGCAAGATGCAGTCACTCAACCCGGCATCATCAGCAGTGCATACAGTGCATTCCACAATTACAGCATGGGAAACCAGCTACTGGCATGGTCCCAGCTTACATCCCGCAACATGGGTTTGTCACCACTGGCAACCTACAAACGATGGTCCGAGTTGGGACGGCAAGTCAAAAAAGGCGAAAAAGCCCTTGCTCTGGTTATGCCCGTCACTATCAACAAAAAAGATGGTGCTGGTGAAAAAACTGGTGAATGCTTCCAATGGTTCACCCTTAAAAATAACTGGTTTTCATTGGACCAGACCGAAGGGGCAGAATTTGCCAATGAAACCATTACACCGGCATGGAATGCTGATAAAGCACTTCAAACCCTTGACATTACATTGATTCGGTTTGATTCTGCATCTGGCAATTGCCAGGGCTATGCCACTGGCAAAAATATCGCTATTAACCCGGTAGCTGCACTGCCACATAAAACCCGGTTCCATGAGTTGGCCCATGTCGTGCTCGGTCATACCCTTGAAAGCACAATGTCGGATGACGAACGGACTCCTAAAGACATACGCGAAGTAGAAGCCGAGTCGGTAGCCTATATATTGTGCTCTGTGCTTGATCTGCCAGGACTGATTGAATCAAGGGGCTATATTCAAAATTGGTTAGATGGTGCTGAGATTAGCGATAAGTCAGCACAGCGCATATTTGGTGCAGCCGATAAGATTCTTAAAGCTGGAGCGTAATTAACCTAATGCTCTGCGAGCCAGGGCATTGTGGCAATTATGCCAATTAACCTAAGGACAATCATGGAACACGCAACAATCGAAACCACTGCCAACACAATTGACAATGATTTAATGATCATGCCGGGGCATCTTGCAGCTATTGCCATGTTCGCAGCTAAAAAAGATATCCGGCATTATCTAATGGGCGTATGCATTGACACCGGACCTGCTGGCGCGTTTTTAGTGGCGACTTGCGGCCATGCTATGGCAGTGCACCAGATCGACAATGTAGCGCGACCTGCTGGTCAACTTATCATGCCACTGGTGCCACTTGCCAGCATGATCAAGGCAAACAGGCGCGTTGGTATCAAGTTAACCCTGCCTGCTGGTTTTGCAGGTAAGTATGACAACAATACTCACGTCAAACGTCAGGTAACGCTCGAATCACTCAAAGGTGAAATTGCCATAGTGCCCGAAATGGACGGTATTTTTCCCGACTGGCGTAGGGTTGCAAAGTATGACGATGCACCATATCCGCAGCAAGTGTTTTTTAATCCTCATTACTTGGTCCGAGTTGCCGATGCTGCTGATCTGATTAGTGAGCGCAAATTCTCAGTCCAAGTTCGCCCAGGTGGAACTGGTGTAGGTTTTGCCACTTTGGACCATGAAGGCAAGACAGTTGCCTATGTAATGCCGATCAGGGGCACCATTGACGATCTGCCTAGCAAACCCACAATGACTTATTGATCAAATAACCCTTTAACCCTTACAGTGTAAGGGTTTCCAGCTATCATTTTAGGAGTGAAACATGAGATATCAAATAGTATTTGTTGAAATTTACGGACATATCGAAAAATGCAAGTTACTTGCAAGACATGGAAAATATGTAATGGACGTTGAAAGACTGTCCGATGGAAAATGTTTCAGGGTGAATGCAGCATGAAAAAACTACTCTGGACCCTGATACAAGGACTTATCGGCGCGGCCGTATGGGGCTTACCCTTTGCTTACTATTTTTGGAGTATGAAACCATGAGTTGCTATTCTGTATTTGACCAAAAAACCAATAAGCAAATTCGGGTATTTGCTTATGAGATTACAAACCCGTCAGACCGTAAACGTGCCGAAAAACTGGCTTTTGACATGGCGCATGGTATGCACAATGGCGGGTATCCCTGTACTGTGGAGCAATTCCATATGTCCGACATTGTGGGCAAACAGGTGCTCGACACCAATGAGGTGACTGTATGACCGACTATGACGATTGGCGCGATGATGCGCGTGACCAGGCTCGCCTAATGGCCGATGATGGCCCGGACGACTCAGAACCCGGTATCTGCCCTGCCTGTAATGGCTCGGGCGAAGGGATGCATGAAGGGACTACGTGCTATAGCTGCAAAGGAGCGGGAGAATGCTAGACCACGACATTACCGACAAAATCCACCACCTAATGCATAAATATGCATGGTGCCACCAGGAGGCAATGGAATACCTGTATTACGAACCGCATGACCCTTCCGATTGGCTCGGAACCCGGTGGGAGGGTGAACCATGCTCTTAGCCGCCCTATTTGCCGCCCTGCTGGCGCTGTTGCTTAACCTGTAACGATACCTGAAACGATTATTCCCAACTAATGCCCACCGAGTACAAGGTGGGCTTTTTTACGTCCAAAATCTGCCGCTTGGCATCCTCAAAACCCCGCCCCACAATCACGCGATGGCCGATACTCTCTAGGTACTCTATCCAGTCCTTCTGTACTGGCGATACCACGCCGCCCGTCTCGCGTTTCATTTCAACCCACAATGACCACGCTGGCACGAAAAGGTCGGGTACACCAGGGCTAACTCCCTCCGCCTTCAACGATGCGCCCTGAGCCATGCTCCTGCCCCCTCCATTAGCTATTGCGAAGACCCTCACGCCAGGGTAGCTACGCCGAAACCATGCCACTAACCTGACCTGCTGTAAATGTTCGGACTCCATGCTAAAAGGGAATTTCTAATTCCCAAAGGGCGCAGCCCCCAGGCTCGGATGCAAACGACTCAGGCGGGGCTTCGCCAAACTCAGCGCAAACCCCGTCGGGCTTGTAATAGTCGCAAGTATGACAAACCCTCGGCGGCTCGGCTTTTAAGGTGGTGCGGTAATGTGTAACGATTGCTGGCTCTGGGTGTCTCATGGGTTCCATGTCCTTTTTAGTACAGTGAAAAACTTGCCTTCACGCTTAAATTCAACGGCGCTGGGTGGCCTGCCCTCGCTCATCTGTTGCGCCATTTGATGCAGTTCCGATACCCCATAGTCCAGCGTCACGCCTGCCTGATGGGCAACCTCGGCCAGCAGCCTGCGCGACTTTTCGCCTGCATACCCATCGTGAGTCACTGCCAGATATTCGGTTACTGGCGGGTCTGACAGTCCGCCGTAGTACGTCACGCTCAACATCTCCCGGCCACTGGCTCGGCTTATATGCTTTCGCCATGTCCAGCTATTGACTTCCAAGTCAGTACCGTCCTGCCCCATAATGTCCAGGTTATGCAGGCGCAGCGCGGGGCGCTCGGGTTCCGGAAATGCCTCACCGCAAGCTGGGCAGACCCTGACCGATAAGGCGCATATCTCTTGACAGTGGTCACACACCTTTACCGGCGCTTCGCCCTGTTTGTCGCCCTTCTTTGGTGGTGGCCTAACGGCTGTTATTGGCCCATGCTGCTCGACCACTCCAGCAAAGTCCAACACCAGGCAATCCGTCTTACCCTCGGCAATCCGCAGGCCACGCCCTGCCATTTGCACGTACAGGCCCGGTGACATAGTTGGCCGCAGCATAGCCACCAGATCGATCCCAGGTGCGTCGAAGCCCGTCGTAAGTACGTTGGCATTGGTCAACGCTCGGATTCGCCCTGCCTTAAAGTCGGTCAGAATGCGGTCACGCTCATTGGATGGCGTCTCACCGGTCACGCATTCGGTGGTGATGCCCTCATCTTGTAGCGCCTCGGCAATATGCTGGGCATGGGCCACCCCGGCGCAAAACACTAGCCAGGATTGGCGCTCAAACCCCAAACGAACGATCTCAGCGGCCACCTTTCGGTTCTTGTCCTTTGTGTCCACAGCAGCCTGTAGTTCAGCTTCGATGTACTCGCCACCACGCTTATGCACCCCGTCCACTTCCAGTTTGGTGCGGGTCAATTTACTGCGTAAAGTAGACAAAAACCCCTTGTGAATCAGTTCCTCAATGCTCACCGGCTCAATCAAGGCGTCAAATATGGCGGGATCGTCAGTGATGTACCCGTGGCCCAGGCGGTAAGGCGAAGCGGTCAGTCCCACAATCCGCAAGTTCGGGTTTATAGCGCTCAGTTCGGCCAGCAAAGTGCGATACCCGCCCTCGTCCTTGTGGCTCACCAGATGAGCCTCATCGATGATTACAAGGTCAACATGGCCTATTTCCTTGGCCTTGGTTCTGACAGACTGGATGCCTGCAAACGTGATAGGTTCGCCCAATTCTTTCTGGCGCAACCCGGCGCTGTAGATTCCCATCGGTGCGTTCGGCCAATGGAACCTCATTTTGTCGGCGTTCTGGCTGATCAGTTCGCGGACATGGGTGAGCATCAAAATGCGTGTCTCAGGCCAAGATTGCAGCGCGTCCTTGCACAGTGCGGCAATGATGTGGCTCTTGCCGGAGCCGGTGGGCAGCACTAGACAGGGGTTGCCCTTGTTGCCTGCTTCAAACCATTGGTAAAGCTGATCGATGGTGCGTTGTTGGTATTCACGGAGCATTTAAGATTCTCCAAGCGGTTGCGGCACAAAGCGGGACTTGTCCGTTGCCAATGGCTTTAAGTCTGTCCACCCTAGCGGAAACTCCGTTTGCTACACGAGGAATGGCATCTTCCCAGCTACCGTCTTGCCAAGCCGCTTTGCCGTGGTGTGCCAAAAGTCGTGACAATGCTTGCATAACGTCTGAATGTTCTCCGAGTCGTTGTGCGTCTTGTCCTGATCTATGTGGTGAGCCTGTAGCGCCCTCGTGTAACCACAGGCTTCGCACTTCTTCTTCAAGTGCTTCCGCGCACGCCATGAATACCCGTGCTTCGTTAGGTCGGTTCTTGTATTCGCACAACTCAGCGAGCAAAATCGCCGCTTCATAAATACTGACAGATCTTCCAATCTCCCGCTGAATCTCTTGCGCTGCATCTCCGTCCTGCAACATTCGCAAAACCTCGTCTCTTCCAATTTCCGTTTCATTGTGCATCCCCATTAGCCAAAAACACATTGTAATATGGTTAATGGGTTTTATTGATGTCCATTCGTCAGGCCAGCCCATCAATTTTTCAACCCACGTTGGGTTCAGTTGCCCACCAGCTTGCGCTGTTAATGTTGGCGTATTTCTTAAATATTCGCTTGGCGCATTTGTTTCTTTCGCCATATGTGCTGTCGGTGTTGTCCATTTCACCTTTGCTTCCAAACTGATTTGCTTGCCCATTTTCATCCTTCTTTGAGTACTCGCAAATGTCGCTCTGGGCCTGTTGTCTGAAGCTTGCGGCGTCGGCCATTTCTTCGCATGAGTCGGCAAATCGTGCTCCAATCCTTTCATACTGCGCCCACTACTTCCCTTCCAATCTCTTGTTTGAGGTGTTGGTATTCTTTCCAACAATCCATATCCTGTCCCTTTGGTGATTTGCGCCAATGTCTGCTGCTCCCAACACTCCCCATTTCGCATCAAACCCCATTGCGGCCAGGTCTCCAAGAACGGTTCCAAGTCCTCGAGAAGTGAGCATTGGTGAGTTTTCCACGAACGCGAATCTGGGTTGTACTTCGTGAATGATGCGCGCCATTTCTCGCCACATCCCGCTGCGCTCTCCGTCAATTCCAGCCCCCCCCCTGCGGCTGAGATGTCTTGGCACGGAAATCCGCCCGATACAACGTCAACAATTCCTCGCCACGGCTTGCCGTCAAAGGTTTGTACGTCATCCCAAATCGGGAAAGGCGGGAGAAGGCCGTCATTTTGTCTGGCGCACAGTACGCTTGCTGGGTAAGGTTCCCATTCAACAGCGCAGACTGTTCGCCATCCGAGGAGGTGTCCACCAAGTATTCCTCCACCAGCGCCTGCGAAAAGAGCCAACTCATTTAATTCTCCTTGTTCGGTCATCCCACTACCCTCCCATCCCATTCCTTCCGCAACGCCATAACCTGCGGATCAGCAGCCACGCAGGCGGCAGTGTTAGCCAAAAGTTCTTTGCTGCCATACACACCCTCACCCGGTTCGCCGTTGGCAATGCCAAGCCCGTCAATCTCGTAGACTGCCACCCAGTCAGACGGCCCCTCAAGCCGCTTCCACGGCACCAGATCAGGATGGATGACATGGCTCTCGCAGCCTGTAAGTTGCGCGTCAGTTGGCACAATGGCGTCCCATTTGGCGCAATGCCATGTCGAATCAGACAATGGCGTGATATGAGCGCAGGTACGGCAGTTGACTTGTTTGGTGGTCTTGCTGCCGTGGCAAAAGTCATGGCCTGCACACATCTTGCATTCAAACCATGTCGGGTCGGTGCTTATCGGTGGTGGCAGGCGGTCAGTTAATGCAAGGCGCTGGCCCTTGTCAATTGCCTTGATGGCGTGTTCCCGGTCATACTCCAAACGCTCGGTGTAGATGCGGTCATCGTCCTTGCAGACGGCAACATACAAGGCGCGTTTTAGGTCGGTGCCGTGCATATAAACCTGACACTGGGTGTAATGCTGGGGCTTACTCTTTGCCACGCCATTTTTTTCTAAATCGTTGAATGACTTGAGACTGTGGGTCTTGAACTCCAAAACGTGTTCAGTCTTAGGCGCACCCGGTACGCCCTTGCCGATACCGTCTAGGCTCCCGCTAACGTGACTGCCAAAGTTCACCCGGCGCTGGGTTCCTGATACGCTCATGCCAATGGCGCGTAGGTCGCTGATGATGGTGGCTTCCTCGTTAAAGCCACGCCTAAACAGTCGCAGGATGCGGCCTTGGAACTTCTCAACCACTGCCCAACGGAATGACAGCCAAAGCCAGCGTTCACAGTGATGGCCCAGCGTACTGCACCCCATATGGGCACGGGGCTTCTCAGTCCGGGCTTCATGGGCGGCGTCAATTAGGGAAGTTATGGTAATCTCTGGCTCTGGTATTTGCACGGTGTTTTCTCCTGAAGTTGTTGCTCATGTTGACCCCGCCGTTACAAGCGGGGTCTTTTTTTGCTTACTTACGGGTTGCCCAAGGTGGCGCAGACTTAGCAGCAGGCATACCAGCAGCAGGCCCAACAGGCTTGAACGGTGCAACCGCAGCCGGTGTCACGCCACCCAAAGCGCGGTAGCCTTTGATCTCATTCCCGGCGTACTCGCCAGTCTTGACCACCAGCTTGATGCCCAAGTTGCCGCCAATCAGTTGGTCGGTGTCGGTCACTTTGGCAAGGCCAATGGCTCGCATGATCTCGCCAAGCTGCTGCCTGCCAATCTCTTCCGCCTTGGTTGAAGCATTTTTTATGTTCAAGTTGCCAAACACCACTCGCCCCTGATGCGACGGCCCGGTGATGGTGTACTTGCAAGCAATGTACTTGCCGTCACCTGCCTTGGTGGCCTTGATCTCAGCGCCCGTAATGGTCGCGTTGTACCAGCCATCGGGCAGAGGTTCAAAGTTGGAAGTGCCTTGCGGCAGAGTGTCGAGTGTGAATTCTTCGTCAAGAAAAGCCATGATTATTCCTTAGTGATAGTGAAAGTGGGGCGTCCAGGGGTGGACGTGATGGCACCAAGCAAAGGCCCGGTCACGGCTTCAGCAGCCGCACCCCATGCCTTCGCATTGATTTCTGGTTTCCAGCGAAAGAGGCTGGAAAGGTGTTCGGACAGACCAGCCTCTGCGGCCAGCATCTGGAGTTTGTCAGCGTCGATCTTTTTGTTGATGCGGCCCTCGGTCTTGATGACGTAACCGTCAATGGCGTGTTTGACCGTGCCGTCAAGGTCTTTAGGGATGGCGAACGTCTCAACCATCAGGTCTTCCAGTTCCCGGCGCTCGGCAACTGCCGTGGCTTCTAATTTTTTGGCGTCAAGCCAGCGTTGATAAAGTGAGTTCATTGGGTGTACTCCAGTGCTTGCAGTTTGCTGATCTTTTCGTTGATTTGGTAGATTGACTTTGCAAAATCATCTTGCGCTTTTTGTTTTAACGCCTGCAAGGCTGCGATCTTTTGGGCGGTAGGATCGTAGTTTTCAGGTGCGTCAAACTCGACTTCTTGTTGACCGACATAACTGCGGTCTTCAGTGTCGTCCATCTTGAATGAGGCAATTCTGTATGTGCCTTCTTCTTCCCACTCAAACTTTTGATAATGGATATGGGCCATGATTTTGATTTTCATGCTGCACCGCCAATCTTGTTGATGATCTCTCCAAGGTCTGGCGCTTCCCAAGTTCCCAGCTTGCCGCTACGATCCTTCGCCAGCCACAGGCCGTCGCTGTCGCACATCAAGGCGCGTTGAGTACCGCCCTCGGCATCCTTCTCAACCCGCAGCGCCAGCACCTCGTCAAAGAAATAGGGCAAAGCCTGCCCGGTCTTGATACCCGGCATGGAAGGCGAATACAGCACCCGGCCCATTTCATCCTGAGTCTTCTCCAGCTTGGCTGTCATCAGGACATGGCGTCCGGGCAGGTCACGGAAGGCGCGGATGATATCGGCCATCTGTTCCTGCATGGCTCCATAGGCAGCCCGTGGGTCTTTGTTGACCTTTTTCTCATGGTTTAGGCAGACTTCTGCAATCTCGCTGATACTGTCCAAAGCCACCGACTTGTGGTCACTATCTGCCACCCAAGCGTAAGCCTCGCGCAAGTCTTCCATGCTGGTGATCTCAATGAACGGCAGGTCAGCGTCCTGTAAAGACAACAAACCCCCCTCTGCTGACAACACCACTGGATGCGGTAAAGTCTTAATCAGGCTGGTCTTGCCAGCCCCGGCTTGCCCGTAGACAAGCAACTTAACACCGTTGGCTGCAAGGCCGCCGGTACGTTTCAACGATATAGCCATGTTGGCTCTCCTAGTTTGCGCTTCCGTCTGTAACTCAGTTCGAAGCGTGGCTAGATCATAGCATAGTTCTGTGCTACAGTGTCAACAACTTTATGACGAAAGATGAAAAAGATGAGTGACCCCTTCAAAATCAACGAACCAACCTGCATCAGTTTCAGTGGTGGGCGCACAAGCGCCTATATGCTTTGGCGAGTGCTTGAGGCTCACCAGATGAGCCTGCCACCGGAAGCGGTAGTGTGTTTTGCCAACACCGGCAAGGAAGATGAAGCGACGCTGGAGTTCGTTCGGGACTGTGCGGTGAACTGGGGGGTGCCGATCACTTGGCTGGAATACGCCGAAGTGGATTTCACCATCGTTACGTTTGAGACAGCCAGCCGCAACGGTGAACCATTCGAAGCGCTGATTCGCAAGCGTAACTACTTACCAAACCCAGTGACTCGGTTTTGCACTAGCGAACTGAAGATTCGACCAATTGGTCGGTATTTGCTGTCTTTGGGCATGGCTGAGACCAAAACGGAAGCCGAAAACATGAGCATGATTGGCATGAGGGCCGATGAACAGCGCAGGGCGGCAAAGATTGAAGACAAATCACGCATTCCATTGGTGACGGCCGGCATCACAAAAGAGGATGTTGGCGCATTTTGGCGTAAGCAGTCATTTGACTTGGGCCTACCAAACAACAACGGCGTGACCATGCACGGCAACTGTGATCTTTGCTTCCTGAAGGGGGGGGGCGCAGGTGTTGTCATTGATTGCCGAAAAGCCAGAACGCGCTGTTTGGTGGGCAAAAATGGAGGCATTGGCATTGGCATTGGCAAGCAAGCCAAGCGGCGCAGTTTTCCGATCTGACCGTCCCAGCTACGCATCAATGTTGCAGTACAGCAAAGACCAAACCAACCTTTTTGACCCTAACGAAGAAGCCATAGCCTGCTTCTGTGGAGATTAATTTTCATGGCAGACCTCTCAAATATCCTCGGTGGCCCTTGGTCGCCGCCCTCTCAAAAGCACGTTGATGAGCCTGACATACAACTCAAAGACGCCATGCTGGCTGCAGGGCTAAAGCCACCAGACACCATTCACCTTGACGGCAAGTTGCATCGTTTTAACTCAGGCACCAAGGGCGAAAAGGGTCACGACAAGCCGGGTTGGTACGTTGCTTTCTCTGATGGCGTACCGGCTGGGCGCTTTGGCTGCTGGCGCTCGGGGTTTGAATCATCATGGAAGGCAGACATTGGCCGCAGCCTGACACCAGTGGAGGAAATGGCGCAAAGCAGGCGCTTGGCGGAGGCTAAGACCCAGCGGGATGCCGAGGTAAAGAAGTCCCGCGAGGTAGCTGCTAACACCGTTGATCTCATCTGGTCGCAGGCCGGGGCAGCAAGCGCAGAGCATCCCTACCTACAGCGCAAGGGCATCAAGGCGCATGGCGCACGGATCACGGGTGACGGCAGGCTGATGGTGCCGTTGTACAACTCAGACGGCGAACTCTCTAGCATCCAGTACATTGACCATACTGGCGGCAAGCTGTATCACCCTGGTGGACAGACCGGCTCAATGTATTGGTTGGTCGGCAGCATGGATGACGCCACAACACTTTACATTGCCGAGGGCTTCGCTACTGCCGCCACCATAGCGGAGGTGACAGGCCAGCCCTGCGCGGTGGCATACAGCGCCAGCAACTTGGTGCCGGTGACGGGAATTTTGAAGGAAGGCCACCCGACGCTAGACATTTGCATTGTGGCTGACCATGACGCTAGTGGAGTTGGGCAACGCTACGCCGAACAGGCCAGCGCAAAGTTTGGGGTACGCATGACAACACCGCCAGTGCCGGGGGATGCTAATGATTACGTCCAAGCGGGGCATGATTTGGCTCTGTTGCTCAAGCCGCCTGCACCAGTGATGGACTACCTTATTCATGCCGACGGCTTTTCAGCGCAGCCTGCGCCCATCTCATGGCTTGTGAAGCACTGGATACAGGACAAGGCCCTGGTCATGGTGCATGGCCCCAGCGGTGGCGGTAAGACTTTCGTCACGCTGGACTGGATGCTGCACATTGCCAGTGGCAAAGCCACTTGGTTTGGTCACAAGGTCAGACCTGGCAACATGGTTTATCTTGCTGGTGAAGGTCATCACGGCCTACGCTCACGTATTGCAGCCTGGAAGCATAAGAATAACGTCAGTAACCTGAATATGTGGGTCAGCAAGTCGGGCGTAGACCTCAACACCGCAGAGGGCTACCTGAAAGTGGTGGAGGCCATACGGGCGCTCAAGATCAAGCCAGATGTAATCACCGTGGACACCCTGCACCGCTTCATGGCCGGTGATGAGAACAGCGCCCAAGACGCCAAGACCATGCTGGACGCCTGCGCTGCACTCATGCAAGAGTTTGGCTGCACCGTCATCTTGGTTCACCACACAGGCGTTTCAGAGGAAGCCCAGCACCGGGCGCGAGGCTCATCAGCTTGGCGTGGAGCCTTGGACATTGAGATCAGCGTCATACCCGCCAAGGGCGACAAGTCCATTGAAATCGTGCAGCGCAAGAGCAAAGACGCCGAGATGGCCGCGCCGGTCTATGTTGACCTGGAATCGGTGGCAATACCCGGCTGGTTTGATGAAGATGGCGAGGCCGTTACCAGCGCAGTGGTGGTGAAGGGCGAAGTGCCAGAGTCCAAACAAAAGGATAAGTCGCTTGGGTTTGGCGACTTTGAAAAGGCTTGGTGGTCATCAGGCGCGGAGGAGCGAGGCGGCGCACCTTACCTCACCAAGTCAGTGCTGCGCGACTACGCCGTTGCCAATGGCATCTCAAACTTTCCTGGCGCACTTGCAGCCGGTTCACGCCGAAATCTGATTGATGGCAAGAACGCCCGGTACATCATCAATCTGCTGGACGCTAAGTTGATTGAAGTCCATGAAAACGGCTGGATCGTGATCGACCTTGGTACAGCATCAGGAATGATGTTGAAGAAATAGTTATTCTGTGCTAAACTTCTTGACATGAACAGACTAACCCAACTCAAAGCTAAGTTGAGGGCTGCACAAGCCGAACTTGCAATCCGCACCCGGACGCACAACAGCGCGTCGCGGGCTTACAACAAGGTGGTGGCGCACATTGCCGAACTGGAGAAGAGAATTGCTGACCTGGAGAAAATTTCAAAGCAACCTGCCTAATTACAGCGAGGCTGACTTGTTGGCTTTGCTGGATGAGGAACGATTGAAGCACCGTAGAGTGACTATGCTAGAGCGCATCCATCAACGCTACTGCACCTTACGCGCCAACCGGGAACGGCTGGAGATACTAAAAGAAGGAAAGAGACCATGACCCTAATGCAACAATTTAAGAGGATAACCCGCCGCCTTACGCCCGTTGAGATGGCGGCTACTGAACTTGCAGAGGCTGAACTGCACCGGCTTGAGGCCCACAGTGCGGTGGAGTACGCCACCAGTGTGGTCAGCTATGAGGACGCCAGGATCAAACGCCTGCGTAAGTTCTTGGCAGATGCGGAGAAGGCAGTATGAGCATCTGGCCCTTCCCCACTGAGT